CAACTATTGAAAAATTAATGAGTATGTAATTGTTTACGCCAACTTCAATAAAAAAAGAATTATTGAACTATCGAATAAAACAAACAGATAGTAAACATTCTCTAGAAGAGTGTAAGCACAATTGGTTGGAATGGACTAGTAGATTTACTGGTATACATAACTATAAAAAATGGGCTATCACTCATGGTGTACATGATGCTATACTAAATCAAGTTGCTTATCGTTCAAAGACAGTAAGTAAGTTTTATAGTTTTAGAGATGACTATAAATTTTATCTAGAGTTTTTATATCCATACAAAAGTGAAACTATCACGTGGGAACAAATAGATAAGATAGAAAAGAATAGTTACATTCTAGTAAGTGTGCCAAATACAAGAGGTGGTGTACCAGAATATTGGTATGATTTATTAGATCATTGTAAGAAAACAAAAAGTCAAATATTCTTTGATGGTGCTTATTATGGTACAAGTGAAGAAACTATAGATGTTAATCATGAAGCTATAGATTGTGTAGCTTTTAGTTTAAGTAAAAATTTTGGTTTAAGAAATATAAGAAGTGGTGTAATATTTGGAAATGATTTAGCATGGACTCTTACAATACCTATGGCAAAAGATTATTATGATTATTATTCTGTTAATATTGCAAATCTAATATTACCAAAATTTGATCCATTGTATATAACTAGACATGCTAAAAAGATACAGAGAAAAATATATGGTATTAATTCTTATCCAATCTGGTTTTTAGTTAAAGATAAAGAGTTTAATGATTTAAGAATACCAAAATGGGTTAATCACGAATTACAAAATGAAGTACAGGAGGCAATTGATGACAATTGAAAGAAGTAAAAGTTCTGATGTAGAACGTATGATGATATTAATGGAAGAGGTGCAGTTGCTGAAGATGCAAGTTAAACCTACCGCAACGGGACATATTCGTACTGCGATTAGTGTAATGAATGATAGAATTGAAGAATTACAAAGTAAAATTGAAAACGATTTAAGGAAGTTACAACATGGCTAAACGATCAGCATTTTCTGTTTCTGTACATGAACCAAGAAAAGTAAAAACATCTATTGGTAGAGGTTTTCTCTCTCTTACTAAAATGAATAAGCATAAAAGAAGATCCTTCAAAAAGTATAGAGGACAAGGTAAAGCAAGATGACAGTTAAATTTGTAACTGTTGAAAATGAAAAAAGTTTTCATGATGATATGTGGTGTGTACATATACTTGAAGGTAAGTATCAAGATGTAATATATCAATATGATGTCATTAATGTATCTGATGAAGATATCAAAAATGGTAGATTAAATTTTAGTTTCATATCAATTGAAAATCCAAATAATCTTGACTTGACAATGAAAGAGTTTCATAATACAATAGGCGATATACTAACAGAACTGATAGAGGGATACTTTGCTGAACGAGACAAACAGGATAGAACTAGTAGTACTCAAGCATCTACTCAATGATGAGGGTTATGCTAGACGTACATTACCATATTTAAAATCAGAATACTTTTCAGATAATAATGAAAAAGTTATATATCAAGAGATAGATAAATATCTTTCACAATATAATGCTATGCCAACAAAAGAAGCATTAATCATTGAGTTAGATAATAATTCTAAAGTATCTGATGAGAATTTTACTAAATGTTCTGGCATTGTATCTGAACTCAATGCTGATGTAAATACGGACAAAGAATGGTTAATAGAAAAAACAGAAAAGTTTTGTCAAGAGAAAGCTATCTATAATGCGATCATGGAGTCCATCTCTATCATCGACGGGAAAGAAAAGCAAGACAAAGGTAACATTCCTGAACTTCTTTCTGATGCTTTGGCTGTCAGTTTCGATCCTTCTATTGGGCACGATTTTCTTGACGATAGTGATAATCGTTGGGATTTTTATCATAGGGTTGAAGAACGTATACCATTTGATCTTGAATATCTTAACAAAATCACTAAAGGTGGTTTACCAAAAAAGTCACTCAATATTATCTTGGCTGGGACTGGTGTCGGAAAATCGTTAGCAATGTGCCACATGGCATCAGCTAATTTAATTGATGGTAAAAATGTTCTGTACATCACTATGGAAATGGCAGAAGAAAAGATTGCTGAAAGAATAGATGCCAATCTATTGAATGTATCATTAGATGATTTAACAAACTTACCAAAAACTATGTACGACAAGAAGTTGAACAGAGTAAAGGGTAAAACAAGTGGTAAACTAATTGTCAAAGAATATCCAACGGCATCTGCACATGTTGGACATTTTCGACATTTACTAAACGAACTTAGATTAAAAAGAAGTTTTATACCAGATATAATCTATGTTGACTATCTTAATATTTGTATGTCACATAGAATACGTGCTGGATCAAATGTAAATTCATACACACTCATAAAGTCAATAGCAGAAGAATTAAGAGGGCTAGCAGTAGAAAAGAATGTACCAATTATGTCAGCTACACAGACTACAAGAAGCGGTTATACCAACTCAGATTTAGGACTTGAAGATACTTCTGAATCCTTTGGACTACCAGCTACTGCTGATTTTATGTTTGCTATTATTTCAACAGAAGAATTAGAAGACTTGAGTCAAGTTATGGTAAAACAACTGAAGAACAGATATAATGATCCTACTACTTATAAAAGATTTGTTCTTGGTGTTGATAGAGCCAAAATGCGACTATATGATGTAGAACAATCTGCACAAGAAGATGTTCTTGATGGACCAGTCTTTGATAATTCGACATACGGTGAAAGAGCCGATGAAGAAGATAAAATGAAATGGGCAACTAAAAAGATGGGCAGAAAGGACTTTAGCGGGTTAAAAGTATGAAACTAGTATACAGAAATAGATATGAAGTTAGAGCAAATGGTATTTGGGATAAGAAAGAAAAAGAGATTATCTGGAATGCCAAGTCAAAAGCTGAAAACGAATCAGTATGTAAAAATTTAAATAATGGCTCTGGATTCAAGGGAAATATTCCAAGTTTTTTCAATAAAAACAATAGCTTACAAGAGGGGTTGACAAGCTAGGCCAGTTTGCTATATTAATCTTATGTTGATTGAGATTAATAATGCTAACAAGAAAGAAGAGTTTCTAATTACTGAGGCTCTTTGGTTTGCAAAAGAAAAGCTACTACCAAGACATAAGAACTTAGATATAGAAATCAATCTCAAGAAGAAACTTGATGTTGATGGTAATGTTATTGATGGTGATTACAATAGACATTTTATCATGGAAGTTCGTAAGTGTCAAGACAGAGATGATCTTTTAACAACAATTTTTCATGAGTTTACACACATAGCACAGTATGTAAAAGGTAATGATATCTTTGCTCTAGATAACTGTGAAGTTGATTACTTAGATAGATGGTATGAAAAAGAAGCTTTTGAAATGCAAGAGAGATTACTAACGGAGTTTGAACTTGAAAGATAATATAGTAAAAGCTAAAATAGCAGATAACAAAAATATGGCGGTCCCTTTATATTTAATGATGGCTTTTGCTTACTACAAGCAAGATAATCCATTTACATCTGATAGTTGTTTTGATGAAACTGCTAAGTTTATATTAGACAATTGGGACGAAATAGAACATAGACACAAAGATTTTCTTAGTAAAGATTCTTTGAAAGCAGGTACTTATTTGGGTGCATACCCAAGTATAGTAGAAGGTGCAGTAGAAAGTTTCAGAAACTTAGGGCCTTTAGGTATTTAATGGTTGACAAAAAACGAATCACCTGCTATACTGATTACAGAAAGTGAGAAATAATTATGAAACAAGTTGATATTTTTGATTATAATAACGTAATGGGCATTCTTGCGGGTATGTCTGATAAGCAACTAGAAACACTAGCTGAAAAGCTAGTCAACAGATTTGATAAAACTGCTGACTATTTTGAAAGTTATTTAAGTGCTTATCTTCAAGATAAAGTGAAACGTGAAAACGGTGAATGGGGTCCATATCCATTTGATTAATAAAGAGAGAGAGGTTAATATGACAGATTGTGGAAAAATTGCAGTAAAAGATTTATGGCTCAAGTATCAAGCAGTTCTAGCTGGTAACGATATCGGTGACTTAGACAAAATCGAAGATAGAATTGCTAAGATA